CTGGTCGATCAAGGAATCGACGCGCGACATGCTGCGCTCGACCATCGGTCAGGCGATCGAGGAAGGTTGGTCATCTGATCGGCTCGCCAGTGAGATCGAGGATTCCGCCGCATTCAGCGCGACCCGGGCCGAGACAATCGCCCGCACTGAGCTGGCTTTCGCCAACACCAACGGCGCGATGACCGGCTATCGGGCATCTGGCGTGGTGGTTGGCAAGGTCTGGCTGCTCGGCGAGGAAGCCTGCGACGAATGCCTGGGCAATGCTGACGCCGGACAGATCGGCATCGATGACATGTTCCCGAGCGGCGATGATGCGCCGCCGGCTCACCCGAATTGTGTTTGTGATGTCGCCCCGATCGTTGGCGATGACAGCGAGGAGACTGAGGAATGAAGATTTTCGCGGAGATCGCCAAGATCGACGAGGAGCAGCGCCTTGTGATGGGCTATGCCTCGACCGAAGCGATGGACAAGCAAGGCGAGATCGTCAAGCTTGATGCCATCAAGACGGCTCTGCCGGATTATCTGGTGTTCGGCAATATCCGCGAGATGCATCAGCCATCGGCTGTCGGTGTTGCCAAGGGTGCCGAGATCGACGATACCGGACTCTACATCACGGCCAAAGTGGTCGACGAGTCTGCCTGGATCAAGGTCAAGGAAGGCGTCTATAAGGGGTTCTCGATCGGCGGCAAAGTCACAGCCCGCGATCCGCTGAAAAAGAACGTTGTCACTGGCGTCGACCTGATGGAAATCAGCCTCGTCGACCGACCAGCCAACCCGGAAGCGACCTTCGATATGTTCAAGGCCGATGCATCGCCGGAGCCTGAGCCGGCTGCTGGCCTGCTCAAGCAGATCTGGACTTGCCCACATCCGGAGCATCAGCACCTTGCGAAGGCTGACGCCGTGGCCTGCATCGAAGCCACCCCGGCCGATCAGCGCACAGACGAGATAAGGGCTCAGCGGCTCGCCAAGATTGCTGAGGCATTGATTGAGAGCGAGCCCCTGAAAAAGGGCATGTATCAAGTCGCATGGCTGGCTGATCTGGTCAGCGGTCTCGACTGCCTGCAGGCTGACACCCGCTACGAAGCGATGTTCGAGGGTGATGGCAGCACCATCCCCTCGGAACTGAAGGCGGCGGTCGACAATCTGACCGGCATCCTGCAGCGCATGGTTGCCGAGGAAGCAGCCGAGATCGCGGCAGCCAATGCAGAGACTGAGACGGTCGTCGAGGTCATCGAGGCGGCCGACAAGCCGGGCGACCTTGCGAAAGTCGAGGAGTCAGCGCCGGCCGCCGAGGATCTAGCCAAGGCAGCCCTCACCGACACCATCCAGAAGGCGATCGCCGATGCGCTTGCGCCGATCCAGGCCAAAAATGAAGCCCTCGAAAAGCGCCTGGTGGATCTGGCCGCCCAGCCTATGCCTGCAAAAGGTGCCCTCAAGGTCATCGAAAAGGGTGGAACGGCTGAGCCAACCGACGAAGAGCTGATGGCGAAATTCAATGCGATGAACCCCGACGACCAGACCCAGTGGCTGATGAAGGCCGCTTTGCGCAAACCCCAAATCATCGGCCGCCCAGCCTAACAAATTTCGCGCCGGAGACGGTGCGCCAACGGCCCCGGGGACGGGCGCCGATCGCTGAATCACGCCCTTTAGCAAGGCGCCATCCCCCAACAGGAGATTCCTGTCATGAATATCCAGCAAACCCTCGACTTGCTGAAGTCGACTCTAGCCACGCCAAATGAGGCGTTGGCGAAATCCATCACCCAGGCAACCGGTCTGGTTGCCTTTGACCTGCAGGCGCCGGCCAAGAACCTCTATCCGGTCCTAACGCCGTTGCGTAATCGCTTGCCGCGAGTGCCCGGCAACGGCGGCTTGGCCACCAACTGGAAGGTTGTCCAGGCGATCGTTGGCTCTGGCTACAATTCGATGCCATGGGTTCCAGAAGGCCAGCGGTCTGCCCGCATGAGCTACCAGACTGCCAATAAGGCGGCCACCTATGTGACCATCGGCGAAGAAGATCAGGTCTCCTACGAAGCAATTTCTGCCAGCCAGGGCTTCGAGGATGTCGCCGCGAAAATGTCGATGCGCCTGCTGCAGAAGATGATGCTCAAGGAAGAGGATGCACTTCTCGGCGGCAATCAGTCTCTGGCGCTCGGAACGCCGGGCACTCCGACGCTGTCGGCTGCCGGTGTCGGCGCGACCCTGCCGGCTGCGACTTATTCCGTCATCGTGGTTGCTCTGACCTATGAGGGTTTCCGCAACGCCACCTTGGCGACCGGCGTCGCAACAAGCCAGACCATCACCGGCGCCGACGGTCAGACCTTTGTCCTGTCCGGCGGCTCATCCAATAAATCCGCCGCCGCTACTCAGGCGGTCACTTTGGGCCAAACCTTGAGCTGCTCAGTCACGCCGATTACGGGTGCTGTTGGATATGCTTGGTACACTGGCACGGCCGGCGCCGAGAAGCTCGAGAAGATCACGACGATCAACTCGGTTACCTTCACTGCGCCGCTCGCCGGCACAGGCCAGGCCGCCACGGCTGTGACTGCCGACAATTCGCGCAATGTCAATCTGGCGTTTGACGGGTTTCTCACCTGGGGCCTGAATTCGGCGAATGGCGGTTACGTCAACACCCTAGCCACCGGTACCCCGGGAACTGGCACATTTCTGACATCCTCGGGTCGCGGTTCGGTCAATGAGATCGACACCATGCTGCAGAGCATGTGGGACAACTACAAACTGAGCCCGACTGTCATCTGGGTGAACAGCCAAGAGCAGAAGAACATCACCAACAAGGTGTTGTCGAATGCGACTGGCCCCTTGGTTCGCTACGACACAAAGGGTGATGATGGCTATGAGCTGACGGCTTCCGGCGTCATCGCGAACTATTTCAATCCGTTCGCGCTGGATGGTGGCAAGAAGATTCCCATCAAGATCCACCCGACACTGCAGCCGGGCACGATCATCGGACATTGCGAGGATCTGCCGGCGCAGTACCAGTCGAACGAAGTGCCGAACGTGGCGGAAGTTCATGTGCGCCGCGATTATTACCAGATCGACTGGCCGCTGCGCACCCGCCAGCAGGAAAAGGGCGTCTATGCCGAGGAAGTCTTGGCGGTCTATGCCCCGTTCGCCTTCGGCGTGATCAACAATATCGCCAACGGCTAAGGCTGACGGCTGATCGTTCCTCCCAGGGACTGAGGCGGTGGCTTCGGCTGCCGCCTCACATTTTCGGATATCCTGACATGAAGATTGTTTCCAACACAGGCGCAACGTCCTGCGGCTATAACGGCGCGACCTATGACGCCGACGAAGACGGCATCTTCACCCTTCCCGATAGCGTCGAAGGTCACGAAGCGCTGGTCGCCTTGCGTGATCACGGCTTTGCTGAGCTGCCGACCGACCCCAAGGAAGTCGCCAAAGCCAAGGCTGAGCTGAAGGCAAAGGCCAAGGCGGAAGCTGACGCCGCAGCGGCGAAGAAATAACCACCATGGCGACGGGCGACCTCACCACGCTGGACGCTGCCAAAGCCTGGCTGGCGATCGGCTCCTCGAACGATGACGGCCTGCTGGCCAGCCTCGTGTCGGCAGCCAGCCAGTTCATTCAGACGTGGCTCAATCGGTCGATCGCCAGCCAAGCCTATACCGAGGTCCGCAATGGCCTCGGCATGACCAAGATGGCCTTTGCCGACTATCCGGTGACGGCTGTGACCAGCGTGACTGTTGACGGCGTCGCTATCCCGGCATCGACCGGCCCGACCGTCAACGGCTATGTGACCGACGGCACGATGCTCTATCTGCGGGGCTATACCTTCACCAGTGGCATCCAGAACGTGTCCCTGGCCTACGTGGCTGGCTTTGCCGTGACCCCGCCCGAGGTGGCCCAGGCATGCATTGAGCTGGTCGCCATGCGCTACCGCGAGCGTGACCGGATCGGTCTTGCATCAAAGGCCGTTGGTGGCGAAACGACAGCCTACAGCCTGAAGGACTTGCCGGCCGACGTTGAGACAATCCTCAAAAACTACAAGAAGGTCATCCTGCTGTGATCACCGGCTATGTGATTGGCGACGCTCAGGTCATTGCCCGGCTGAAAGAGCTGCCGCAAAAGACGCAGCAGAGTCTGACGCGGGCGATCACGAAGCTGGCGATCGAGCTGCAAAGCAAGGTCAAGCAGGACAAGCTCAGCGGCCAGGTGCTGAAGCGCCGCACCGGCACGCTCAGCCGCAGCATCAACCGCGAGATCACCGAAACGGCCAATGCCGTGACCGGCCAAGTCGGCACCAACGTCGAATACGCCGCCTATCACGAATATGGCTTCCATGGGACGCAGCAGATCAAGGAACATCTGCGCACCATCAAGCAGGCTTTCGGCCGGCCGATCGAGCCGCGCTCTGTCACCGTAGCTGCCCATTCTCGCAAGGTCGATTACCCGGCCCATTCGTTCCTGCGCTCGGCGCTGCACGACATGGACGCGACAATTCGGGCCGGAATCGCAGACGCACTGCATGAGGCAATCAAGCCGTGAATGTTGCACGTGAAACTATCTACGCGGCGCTGTTCGACCTGCTGACCGGCATCAATGGCATCAAGAAGTTCAGCCGCAGGCTGCTGCACTGGTCAGAAACCAACTCGGCCGATCAGCCGGCGCTCTTTCTGGTCCAAGGCCACCAGGCACCACAGCAGACCGGTCGCGGTATTCCGCCGAAATGGATACTGCGCGCTGAGCTCTATCTCTATGTGAATGCCGGCAGCGACCCGAATGTCATCCCAGCGCAGCAATTGAACAAGCTGCTCGACAAGATCGAGGCAGCCCTAAAGCCATCGACAGGCAACGACCAGATGCAGAACACCCAGACCCTCGGCGGCCTCGTCAGCCATTGCTGGCTGGATGGCGAAATCGAGGTCTTCGACGGTGCCCTTGGCGAACAGTCCGTCGCCATTAT